GCGGTAGTAAACAAGGGTCGTGCCGGTAATGCTCGCATCAGGCTTGATGCGGATGAATTGGTCTCTTTTGAAGTGGAGGACGATATGCCTGATGTTCCATTGTCGAAATTTAGGTCTGACGGGATTGAATATCCCGCTGCGCCAGAGGTAATTAACTATATCACTAAGCAGAAAGAAGAGATTGCTTTGCTTACTACCCGTGCTGATAAAGCTGAAGCAGAGCGTGATACTGCTAAGAATGAACTGGCCAATCTTGCCAAGACTCATAAAGAGTCATTGGACAAAGAGCGCATGGTTGCTCGTGATCGCATTAAGCTTGAAGATAAAGCCAATCAGCTTTCTATTAAATTTGATGCGGATGATTCTGATCGTTCTATCAAAGAAAAGATCATCAATAAGCTTGGCAATGAGCTTAGGTTTGATGGCAAATCTGATGACTATGTTAATTCTGCTTTCGATCTAACACTTGCTCATGAAGAGCAGAAAAATAAAACTGCGAAAGGGCAACGCGAAAAGACCACGACTAAACAGGATGAAACTAAATCTTCTGGTGGCAGTTCTGCCGATGCCAGGGAACGTATGCTGCGTCGCATTCGTGGTGAAAAGGAAGCTGCATAATGTCTGGTTCTGCTTATGCTAACTATATGGCCCCTGCCTTTATTGGCATGAAGGCTGATAGTATGGAGGATAATGTTGATACCTTTCCGGCATCAACATTGATTAATGTAGGCGTAGCAGTGCAAAGAACTGCGGCTGGCGCTGCTACTATTAAGCCCGGTGCTGCTTCTGCTGCACTTTGCGTTGGTGTTGCGCTGCACGATCATATCATCGGATACAATGGTGGATATCGCCAATATGATGCTGTTTCAGTATTGACTCGTGGTCGCGCTTGGGTTGCCGTTGATGATGCTACTGGTGTCGTTGATGGTGCTGCGGCTAAAGTAACAGCGGCTACTGGTGCATTCAATACTACTGGAACGATTGCGGTTACTAATGCTGTATTTCGTTCTGCCGCTATTGACTTGTTGAATGTTGATTGGACAACTTACACCAAAGGTGCAATTGTCGAATTGCATTATCCTCTGGTATAATAGGAGAAATGTATTATGCCTGGACCGCTTGATCACCAGCATTACAGTGAGGATGATCTTACTGTATTGCAGAATGCGCCGATCATCAAAAATAACTTCAGGGAAGATGCTGATACTATCTTTCTTGCACGACAACTTGACTATATCCGCGCCAATACTTATGATCGTCAACTACCTGCCATCAATGCCGATCGGCTAGTCCCAGATGATACTTCAGTTCCTGAATGGGCAGAAAATGTCTGGCAATATGCGTTCGACATGGTGGGTATGGCCAAGGTTATATCTAACTATGCTGACGATCTACCTCGTGCTGACGTTCGCGCTACCAGTAGAATGACGACTGTTAGAACACTTGGCGATAGTTATGGCTACAATATAAATGAACTAAGAGCCTCACGGCAAACTGGTCAGGGTCTAGATGCTCGTAAGGCGGCAGCGGCCAGGAGAGCAATGGAACTAAAGATTGCCGATATCAAGTTGCGTGGTGATGCTAACTATGGATTGTTTGGATTGTTTACTCATCCAAATCTTCCTGTGCTAGTATTGACTAACGCTGGCGATTGGACATCTCTTACTGGCGATCAAATTCTTGCTAATCTAAACCAGTGGGTGGTGGCTTATCAGAACCAAGTCAAAGGCACGCATACGCCGAATGTGCTTAGTCTCGCGCCTAAGGCTTACAATGCCGCGTCTACTAAGTTCATCACTGGTGCTTCTGGTCTAACTCCCATCACTCCGCTGCAATGGTTCCGGGGCAATTACCCTGGTATTGCTGTTGAAAATGTCTGGGAAATGCAGCTTGCTGCGGTGAGTGGCACTAAAGATTTGGGTCTGCTCTATGAGCGTAGTGCGGATAATATTTCGCATACGTATGTGATGCCGTTTACGCAGCTTCCGCCAGAAGCGCGCAATCTAGAAATCGTTACTGATTGTATCGCGCGATCTGGCGGTGTCAGTATCTTCTATCCATTGGCTTTGCTTTCCGCTGTTACTACCTGATAGGAGAACAACTATGTTTGCGATCCTTAATAAATCTGAACGACTAATCACTACTCATCTTGGTGATGCTTTGCCTCCTGGCCTTCCAGTAGCAGTTTCGGAAGTAACCATGGAACATCCGTCAATGCAGGCATTGGCTAATGAAGGCTTGCTTGAAGTGGTAGAAATTCAAGACCCACCACCACCGCCAGAGCCAACGCCTACCCCGACGCCAGAGCCTACTACTGAAGGTGGAGCTAGAGTTCAGCAGCCTCCAACACAACAGCGTCCCGCGCCAAATCCTCCAACACAACAGTCTCGGTCTTAGTAATGACTATTACTGTAACCAATCAATCTTCTCGTTCATTTATCTTGGGTGGGGAAATGATACTTCCCCATACCCCTTTGGAGATTAGCGAAGAAGTCAAATTTGTTATTGACAATAGTCCATATCATAGTTTCTTCACCTATGAGATTACTGAAGATGTGCCTCCTGGTAGAGATGCACGCCAGGAGGATGATGAACATCGACAAGTTTCTGAAGAAGAACAACGCGATCGTGATCGTTAATGTCTGACGCTGTTGATCCTCCAGTATATTGGACTGATGTAAAGGCCATATTACAATTGTTCTTTCCGCAATATTTTGATCCTGCTAATCCAGCATATATTGATCCTGCATTGATGGATATGTTACTTGCTATTTCAGAAGAAGCGCGCCCTTGGTGTTTGTCTACCAATAGACAAAATTTTGCCCAAGCAATGTTTGTTGCATATCTTATTTCTGTTCAAGAAGAAACATCATCTGGTAAACCAGTTCAATCTTATGTTGGCCCTATTTCCCAAGAGAAAGAGGGTGACGTTTCGATTACTTATGCTGCGGTTACGCAATCCACTGGCACTGAGTCTAGGCGACCATCAAGCAATCCTTGGGATGCTTGGAATAGAATGTGGAACATTTGCACTAAAGGCGCAATAACAACGAGGTTTGGCGATCCATGCCAGTCACCATCATGGACAAGGACTATGGATTCAAACGTATTGAGCTTGACTTTAAGGCGTTACGCGGTAGAGGCGTCAAGATCGGTTTGATGGGCAATGATCAAGTTGAAGGTGTTTCTGTAGTGGACTATGCCACTTACAATGAGTTTGGCACATCGCGCATTCCTGCGCGTCCATTTATGCAAACAACCGCCGATACTAGCAAAGAAACAGTTACCAAATTTACTGAATATCTTGTTGGAAGAATGATAGATGGTAAGATCACCGATACAACAGTGTTGCAAAATCTTGGCGCGAAGTATCAATCTCTTGTTCAGAAAACGATAAGCGACGCTAAGAATTGGGCGGTTCCTAATGCTCCTGGCACTATATTAGCAAAAGGATCAAGTTCACCACTTATCAATACTGGTCGCATGGTCGGTGCTGTTCGGTATGAGGTAGTATGACTACTTCATTTCGCACTTCATATGAGGTTATTCAAAGAGACATTGGTCAAATTATTAATGGTAAATACATTCTTGCTGATGATACTGGAATCAAAATAACAGTAATGGCATCAGTGCAAAATCCATCATCTAGAGACTTATCACTTATAGAAGCTACGCCATACGGCAGACGTGCTGGCAGGCGAATTAAAATTTACACTGAAACAAGACTACGCTGTGCTAATCAAGAAATTGCTCCTGGCCGTGAGCGCTATGCCGGTGATATCTTTCTGTTTGATGGTTCACAATACTTGTTATTTGGCGAAGCCAACTTTAACACCTTAGCACAATCCAGAGATACGCAAGTTTCGCACTGGCGTTATTATGCCTTGGAAGTAATTGAGACGGAACAATTTGAGCAAGTTCCTTGATTGATAAGTTGTATGATCTTGTAACTAAGGCGGTGTCGTTGACCGGCAATAATTGGCAAGTGATATTTGCCAATCAAAATGTTCCGCGTCTAGTTAAACCTTATGTTCAGTTGAACGTTACCAACATTGATATTCCTGATCATATGTATTATTCGCCGCCAGATGAAACTGGTGGAGTAACAATTTCAGGTTGGCGTAAGGCCACCGCTGAGATACAGCTATATCATGGTATCAATTCGCTATCTGCCATTAGCACTTTGGCTATGGTTCTACAATCGCCAACTATGCTTGATTATCAAGCTGGGATAGATTGTGCTATTGGACAACGTCTATTCATTGGTTATGTTCCAGAGTTATTGAACCTTTCGCAATGGGAAGGCAGGGGCATCTACCATTTTGAATTCTTCTATACAGAAAGCATAAATGATAATGCAGGATTGATAGATACGGTAATACTTCACGGTAGTTATATCGGTGGTGCCAGCGATCCTGATATCTATAAGATATTCGATCCTGAACCGATAACTGCTGTAATAGTTTGTGACGAAACCATCCCAGGTCCAAATGCGCCAGGAGCAGGCACCGATTGGGATGCTGATGAAACCCCTTGGGATAAGAACGAAATCACCAAATGGGATTAACGCGTTTTTCGCTCGCGTGGCAAGCGAAAATTTAGGGGAGTATGTGTCACGGCCAATATCGACCGGATCGTCAATGTTACTATCTCACTGCAAACAGCGTCTATTGCGCAGCAAACCTTTTCTGATTTGTTGTTGTATGGAATATTTACACCCATTGGTGGTGCTAAGGTAGGCATCATTACTAGCATTGGTGATCTTGCTGCTTATGGCGTGACTTCTACAATGCCAATATATAAAGCAGCATCGGTATTCTTTTCGCAGATACCACATCCACCACGACTATACATTGGTTTGTCTACTGGCGCCACTGATCCTACTGCTGATCTTGATGCGATTAAAGCAGAGAACAATAATTGGTATGCCTTTTGTAACGTTCTTCATGACGAAACGAAAGTGGTTAAGGCCGCTCAATGGGCAGAGGCTAATGAGAAACTATTTGTTACAGTGTTGTCTAATGTATTGAACTCTAGTCCTGCTGCTACTGATACTACATCTACTGGCCACTTGCTTATGGCAGGAAACTATTTCCGCACAGCTTGGTGGTATGATACTAATGTTGGCGATTTCCCTGATGTTGGTATCGCGGCCAAGAGTTTCACTAAAAATCCTGGCAGTGAGACTTGGGCTAATCAACGATTGGATGCTGTGCCTTATATGAATCTTTCAGAGACACTAGCGCAAAATGTTTTTGATAAAAATGGTAATACCTTTGAACCTTTCCGTAATATTTCAATAACACAGAACGGCAAAGTTGCTGGCGGTGAATGGATCGATGTTATTCGATTTAGAGATTGGCTTTGTGAAGAAATTAAAGTCACTATCTTCCAGCAGCTTGTTGATCATCGTATCCCTTATACTGATCCTGGGATTGCCATTATTCGTAGCAGGCTTGTTGAAGCTCTTGATTTTGGCGTCGAGCGCGGCGGCATAGCGCCACCAGAAGCGGACGCTGATGGTAATTTCATTCCTAGTTATACTGTAACTGTTCCATTGAGTTCAAGTATTTCTGCTAATCAAAAAGCCAGTCGTGTTCTACAAGATATTTACTTTACAGCTAGACTAGCAGGAGCAATTCACGCAGTTATTATACAGGGTGCGTTGACGTATGAGAGCCTTCCTGTAGCTACTGTTCCTGTTATCGCATAAGGAGAAAATGAATGCCTGGTGTGAAGACTTACAACCCCTCACGGGTAGTTGTTGTTATGAACGGTTTTTCAATATCTGGTTTTGCAGACGGAACCTTCGTAAATATCACTATGCAGAATGATGGTATAACTTCGCAGGTTGGTGCTGATGGAGAAATTGCCAGAGCCATTAGCACAGATCGCAGATGCACAGTAACAATTACTTTACAGCAGACTAGCCCTGCTAATGATTTCCTTTCAGGAATGTTTAGCATGGATGTATTGACTTGTGGTGGATTACTTGGGCCGTTGCTTATTCAAGACTTGTGCGGCGAAACTATCTTTCAAGCATCTAAGGCTTGGGTAGTAAAACCTGCTGATGTTGAGTTTGGAAAAGAGATAATGACTCGTGCCTGGCAGATTGAAACTGCACCTCCATCTATTTATGTTGTGGGTGGTAACGCTATATCAGCTAATTAAGGGAGGCGCCGAGAACGTGGCTGCTAGACATGAATTTGAATTAGATAACGGCAACAAATTTTATATACGCCGTTTTGATCCTTTCTTATCTCTTAGTGTATTAGGCGAAGTTCAAAAGAAGTTCTTGCCTCCATTGGCTTCATTAATGGAGTCCAATGATCCTAATAATCCTGGCGAAGAACGAATGAAGGCTGCTATGCAAGCAATGGAAACTATCTCCAGAAACTTGGATGGTCCTTCATTGGTGGGTTTAGTTAAGTTGGTATTGAATAAAGAATATGTTTCTGTTTCTATTAACGGTGATGCCCCTAGACAATTAGATGAAGGCGCTATTAATCTGGCTTGCGATGATGTTTTTGAATTGATTAGTTTGGTTATAGAAGTATTGAGGTTCAATTATGAAAAACTTTTTACGCAAGGCAGAACCCTTATTGGACAGGCAGCGCCCCAAGTGGCGAACCAATAGGTGTTTTGCGAGAAGATTTTATTGATGAATTGTTTATCTGGCGACCAATACTTGAAGGTTTAGTAACAATATCTGAGGTGAAGAATGGAGATGTTGACATAGTTGATTTGCTAAAATTGAATGCGCTAATGGATATGCGGGCCGCTGCTGAGCATCGTGAAATTACTCGCGCCAGGAGCAGCAAGTAATGGCTATTGTTCGCGAACTTACTACACTACTTGATTTTCAGCTTGATGCTTCTGGCGTTGCTAAGTATGAAGCGGCAGCAAATAAAATCAAAGGTATTGCTCTTGGTATAGGCAAACTATTTGGTATTGTATTTGCTGCTACCAAGGTTTACGAAACAGTTGATGCACTTATCCATGCTGGTAAAGAAGCCAATATTTTAGTTTATCAATTGACTAGAATGGCGCGTGCGGGAGATGATATTAATGAAGTTCAAAAGCAATTATTTCAAACCGCGCAAGATACTGGTATTGAATATACCCAAACGCTAGAAACATACAAAGAGTTTCTTAATGAAAGTAAAGAACTCAATGTTAGTCAAGATCAACTATTAAAAACTACAAGTAATATCTTTAAGGCATTGCGACTAGGCGCCGCTAGTCCTGAAGCCATACATGCAACTATGGCTACGTTTGAACGTTCATTCCGTATGGGAAGAATGGGAAGACGCCAATTTGGTATGTTAACAGATCAAGCTCCAGAATTAGTAAATGCATTATCGGATGCGCTTGGTAAGACTAGAGAACAACTAGATGAAATGGCAAAGGATGGAGATCTTACTGCTAAAGTATTAATTGATGGATTGGGCAGAGTTCTTCCAAAGCTTGATAAGGATTTTGCAGCCAGACCGCGCAAGTTAGGTGAAGCATTTAATTATGCTTGGAATGCTGCGGTAAAATTATCGATGCAGTTATGGAAGCTGCTATCGGTTAACAGTCAAGTTGCGAAAGGAATCATCTGGTTAACTGACCAAGTGGTTAAAGGCTTAACCGCCATGACCGATGCCTTGGGCGGCATTGGAAAAGTTTTAGAATTACTTGAAATTACTCTAGCTGTTGTTTTTGGTCCGCGTCTATTAACGATGATATATGGCGCTACTGTTGCTATGGCAGGATGGGCAGCATCTACTTGGTTAACTGTTGCTGGATATGCCGCCATTGCTCTAGCAATCGCTGGAGTAGTGTTAGCAATACAAGATGTTATAGTATGGATGCGCGGCGGTAAATCCGTAATAGGTGATTGGGTAGGGCCATTTGAAGATGTAAAGAAAAAATTTACAGAAACATTTACAGGGTTGTTCGATCCTATAAAACAGAAAATGGACAGCCTTGGTTTAACGCAAATTTTTGTTGATGTAAAACAATCACTTGTTGAACTAAAAGATTTTGTAGTTGCTGAGTTTCTTCATTTCTGGGATGATCTGAATAGATCATTTGGCGTTACTGCTGATGAGACTAAAAAAACAGATGAAGCATTAAAGTCAACCAAAAGTAATATGCAATGGTTAGGTGATAAAATAAAATATGTTGTCGAACAATATAATGCTTTGATTAAAGCTGCTCATGAAGCCGGCGCTGTTGTCGGAAAATGGTTAGGAATTAGAGGTGATAAAGAGGTTCCTATTGGTGAAGCTGGCAAAGGCTTCATGAATTGGTTTATTGATAATTTAAACAAATCAATGAAAACATCAAATGATTGGGGATTATCATTCAATAGATTGATAACTGGTAAAGATGTCCCTGGCCAAAAAACTGATCCTAATGCTCCATCTTGGTTTGATAAAGCTTTTCCCAATTTCTATAACAATTTGGGTGTTACTCCTGGTCAAGTAACCGGGCAAGTTGCCCCAGGAGTAGGGGCAGTAGGAACAGTTAATCAAGGGGACAATACTGTTAACTTAAATGTTGGTGGAGTAACAGTGAATACAACTGATCCTGATGCTGCTGGCGCATTGACTAAAGTATTTGATAATGCTGCGGCACAAGCATTGGAAGCATTAGCTAGACAAACTAGAAATGCTGCGCCGAGAACAGAGGCGCCAGCGCAATGAGTGGATTAATTGGTCTTGGCGGGCAAGCGGTTAATTTAGGTAGCACAGTCTATTCGATGTTCTTTGCGGATAATAAGAAAAGTGAAATTGGGGTTATTGCTCTTGATGTTCTAGTCTCGGAAAACCTCAAGCTGCCATCTGATGTAACTAAGTATCCTGTTGAAACTGGTGGAGAAGAAATATCAGATCACATTACTCAAGGCAATGAAGAATTATCCATTACTGGATCAATAGCATCTTCATCTAGTGAACTATTTGCTTTTTCATTTGCACCTTGCACCTCTAAATTTATTGATGCTATTAGCAAGTTGCGATCTATGCACAAAGATCGTCAGCCAATAACTGTAATAACTGGTCTAGGCAAATATGAAGATATGGCATTTACTAGTTTGTCAATTATTCGCAGCAATAGCGGTAAAGATGGCGGTTGGTTAACTATCAATGCTGATCTAAGACATATCAAAAAGGTTTCTCTCAAGCAAGCAGATTTGCCTGCTGAAGATAAAGCTGCGCCAACAGCGAAAGGTAAGACAGGTAAAACCGAAAAGCCTGGTGGCCAAAGCGGTAATGCAGATAAGCCGCCTGAAGATGAAAGTATAGCGCACAAGATAAAGGAAAATGGTGGGAAATATGTAGATCAAGCTAAATCATTTCTAGGACTAGGAAAATGATTGTATTAACCATCTCTGATTTGAATAGTCAAGCGATAGAAGCAATTCTTGACGATGAATTGTTTTATATAATAATTGATTGGAATGATAGTGGACAATACTGGGAGATGGGCATTCGCAATTCATCTTATCAAACATTAGTTGATGGCATTGCTATGGTGCCTAATTATCCTTTGCTTTGGCAATTTCGTTATATGGATATGCCGTTGGGTGATCTACAATTAGTTAGAGTGAATAATGATAATGGTCCTCCAACTCGCGATGATATTCTTACAATTAAATATCAATTAGTTTATATAACGCGGAATGATATTTTAGGGATAAACGCACTTGCTGTTTGATCGAGTATATCGTTTGTTGATTGGTAAAGGTAAGGCAGGGGTAGAAATTACTGGATTGCGAATCAATTTCAGTATTCAAAAGACTGCTGATAAAAACCCCAATACGAATAAAATACAAGTATGGAACTTACTTAGCACTACAAGGAAACAACTAGAGCAACCTGATACGCGCTGTTTACTGTATGCTGGATATGCTGAAGATGCTGGTCCGTTAATGATGTTTTCTGGTGGAGTAACCCATGCCTGGACTAAGTTTGATGGACCCAATGTGGTTACCGAATTTGAACTCGGTGATGGCACCCAAGAGATACGTGACTCGGTTGTTTCTCTTAGCTATGGAAAGGGCGTCAAATCAACTCAAATTCTTAATGATGTATCCGGTAAGATGGGGTTGCCGTTAACACTGGCAAGTAACGCGCCAGAACGCCAATGGCAAAATGGTTTATCTCATCACGGTTCGGCCAGGAGCCTACTTGATAAGGTTACCAAAGGAACTAAACTTGAATGGTCAATTCAAAATGGTAATTTACAAGTTATAGAAAAAGGCATGGTTACCACTAGACAAGGCATTCAAATTGATGCTGATTCTGGTATGGTAGGTTATGCTGAACGCGAGAGAGAAACTAAAGCTGGAACCAAACCCAAGAAGAAGGGTGATGGTAAAGCGGTAGAAAAGG